TTATAATAGATACTTAGCTTTCATATAACCAACTACACCTTTGTACTCAACTTTTGCATATCCTTTACTGATATACATTACATTGACCTTTGTTTTATTTGGAACTTTCTTTTTAAGGACTTTTGTTCTTGTTTTGTTCCAGATGTTTAGTCCTTTTTTTGTTCCAAAAACTTCCTTAGTCCAAGTCTTTTTGAACTTTTCAAACGTTCCGTAAGTTCTTTTCAACTTAGCCGGAGTATCTCCCCACTTTTCAAGATAAAAATGTGGAGTATCTACAGGGCTAACCCAGTCACCACCCCAGGCAAGACCTACTTTCTTTGACTTGGCAATTTTAGCAACGTCTTTTATGCCTTTGTTGTTATATGTGTCATCAGTGATTCGTCCGTCTCCATCTACATCATACTTCAAAGCAATGTCAAAAGCAATGCCCCACTGGTGCTGACTTGAATAATCACTGCCCTTAGCATTTGTAACAATGTTGCCCGGTTTGGTTCTGCCCTGAGCATAAAGTTCATCCTGCTGTGCCTTGCTTCTAAATCCCTGTGTAATAATAAGATATATTCTTTTCTTTGCACACTGCTTAAGCAATAAAGTTAACTTGTAATTAAGCCAAGGGTGTAACTTGGTTCTGTCAATTCTAATATCATGTGTTTTCTTCATTATTCTTCCTCCACTTCCGGCAATCCTGCAACACTTGTTAACATACTAACCACTCCTGCTGTTGCAGAAATTCCAATTATTGAAACCCAATCAAGCTCTGTGATTAAATTTCCAACAGTAATTAATGATACTGCTGTCTGTGCCATTGTTTTTACAGCTCTGACAGCTGCTGCCTTAATCCATTTCTTTGTCTTATCACTCATTCGTTTACTCCTTTCCCTGCTTCATTGGCAGTTCCTTTACTCTCTTATAAATCTCTGTTCCTGTTCCATTCCCGCCCAGTGCGTGATATGCCTTGTATAAATGTTCAAAATCATCCAAGGCTTCAACTGATATATGCTCCTGAGCTATGTACTGTTTCCCCAGCGTGTATATCTTGTTATGCAAAATTGCAATAACTCCGTCCTTAATTAATTTATATGATGAATTTTTTAATTTGACATAATTAACTGCACTAACAAAAATTGCACCAATTAATGAAGGTATCCCACACAAGGATAAAATCTGATAAAGTGTCATATGTTTTTCCTCATCTTTCTCTGTTTTTGGGTATAAAAAAAGGACCTTTAAGGTTCTGCTCTAACATTTACTGTAACTTTCGTCAATCCACCATCCATATTGCATGAACCGGTATACACATTCCTTTTGAAATTGTTAAAGGTCCAGAAAATCCATAATAATTAAAAGATACTGTGCCCCCTGGATTAATTGTCATCATCCATCTGGCAGTTGTCTTATTTTTTATATCTCCCTGTTGAATAGACCATACATTGCGAGAAGGTCTCATATCCTCAGGAATGTTTCTAAACAAACTATCATGATCTGCAAAACTTGTTGAATTTGTTATAATACCCACCAATTCCACAGTTTTCCCAACTCTTCTAATTTTAGGTGCATCAGTAGTGGACCATGCTGATATGCCATATCCACATTCAACCGATTTCCAGCCTGTATCATACACTTCTCCGGATGTTTCAATAAGGGTTAACTCCTGCCAATCCTTCCAGCCGGCATTTTCATAACGCTTATAAATCACATTGTTCTTTACATCAGGAATAAATATCTGAAACTTAGTTGATGTTTCCCCTTCAACATAAAGCATTCCCCAGTTAGTAACAGGTCTGTTTGTTCCTGCTGTTGTCTTTATGTGATACACTCCATTTTCTGTTAATGTATTCCAATCCACTGCTGATGTTATGGTTTTTGTACCCAAAAAAATTTTTTTGAGGTTAGACAGAAAACTGCCTAACCCCTCTTTATTTAGATACGTATTTTGTATTTTTGCCATTATAACGCACCTCTTTTTTTAATTATTCTGTAATGCCAAATAATGCATTTATCTCTTTGTCTGAGATTGCTGTATAAGTAGTTCCTTCTAAAGTTGCCACTTTTGTTTTTAATGATGCAATATCATTCTTGTTTGTTGCTACCTGGCCATTTGCTAATGCTGTTACTGCACCTGCTTTTTCATAATTTGTGCTTGCTGTGTAAGCTGCGCTTCCAAGACCTTTTACAGCTACATCTGTTCCGTCAACGGAAACTGTTCCATTTGCTGTACCTGTTTTTACTGACTGAACTGCAGTATCAGCCTTTCCTAAAGAAGTCTGTACTGCTGTAGCTAATTTTGCCTTAGAAACATTACCATCAGCAATTTTAACTGTTGTTACCGCATTAGTTGCTAACTCAGTAGCTCCAATAGAACCAGCTACAACAGAAGCACTAATTTCTCTTGTGGTTGAATCAATTGAAATCTGAATCTTAGTAGCATTTGCTTTTGCCTTATAAATATCAACAAGAGTACCTACGTTAATATATACCTTGTCATTTGTAGCATTAGCTAATGTTAATACTAAATATGTACCTGCACTTGTTGGTGCACCTGTTCCTGTTGGAAGTGTCTGTGCAGTGTAAGTTTTAACCTCACCACTGGATACAACCATATCCTTTGGAATGTCAATTGTTGCAATATTCTTTCCATTCTGTTTTAAAGTATAAGACTTAAACATTCCGGCTGTTGTTGTAGTATCAACAGTAACTTCCCCTGCTGTTTTTATATCACCTACAGCAGATTTAATTTCGTTTACTGCACTTACAAGGTCTGTTTTCTTAGATGTTGTTAAATTAGCCAGTGTTCCTATTTTATTTTCCGTATCTGCCTTTGCATCACTAACAGCTTTTGATACAGAACCTGCTCCTGTACCATTTAATGTTGCTATTGCATTCGTATTTGCCTTAACCTGACCATCTGCTAATTCTTTAACTTTTGTTGCCGCTGTTCCTGATGTTTCTTTTGTGTCAATTAAACTTTTTACCTGTTCATTGTAAGTTTTTAATCCTTCAAGATCTAAATATTTCTTTTCTGTTGCCATTTCTTTTCTCCTCTTCTACTTAAACATTTTATTTATATCTTCATTTGAAACTGAATTTATAGCTTCACCTACCAGTACATACTGCCTGTTTTCTTCATCCCATACGAAAATGTTTTTTTCAGACATGTTTATGTACAATGAATCGTCTGTTCCTTCACTTGGAAGAACATACTTCTTTACTATCTGACATTGCTCTTTTCCTGTTAACTGCACCCACTCATTATCATAAAACCAAAGATACCCTGTTTTTTTTACATAGTAAAAGCATTCTGATACAGCCTGTAAGGATTTCCTTTCCTCTTCTGTTTCAAGAATGCTTATACTATCATAAAACGTTCTCCTGTCATTTAAGTCGAACACAATCCGCCCCTTATCTTTTAAGAAAATAAGTTGTCCGTTTTTTATTGCAATATCCTGTAACTTGTTTAATTCAGTTCCAATAATAGATAACAAGTGTTTGTTTTCATTCATAATCTAACACTCTCCTATATCTCTGTTATATAAACTGAACCACTTCCTTCAATCTTCTTCGCTATGTCTTCTTTGTCCTGTTCTGTCAAAACATAGTTACTTCCATTGAATTTTCCATTTTCAGCATCTTCTCTCACTGACTTTGCTATTTCTTTTGTTTCCTCCATAATGTTTTCAATTTGTTGTCTGAAACTTGGCTCATCATCAGTGGAAACTACTTCTCCAGGTCTTGCTCTTGGTTCCACCGGAATAATAAGCTTTTTCATTGTTGTTTCCGAATTACTGTCTATGTATTGAATATACAAGACAATTTCATTTCCCTGTTGCACAAAAAAATCAGGTATTTCTACCTGACCATTTACAACAATTTTGTTTTTTGTCATTTCTGTTGCCCAATTGGAAAATTGTACTTCCGCACCATCCGGAACATCAAGGAATTTTATTTTTTGTCCCTTGTCATACTGATAAAGCATTGGTGATTCCAAAGTATCGTGACCTTCAAACTCAATGGTAATCACATTTTTTTCTTTAATTGCTATCATTCGCTTCCTTCCTTTCCATTTCTTCCCATTTAGATTCATAATCAGCAATCTCTTCCCTTAAGCTGTTAATTCTGTCACGCATGTTCTGTCTTTCTGAATGGAGCTGTTCAATGTCATATGGGATTTCAATGTTCATAAGACTACACTCATAAGATTTTATGATCTTGTAATCTCCATCTGAAAGTTGTTTTTCCAATGAACTTAACTCCATCTTTTTTTCCATCATTTCATCATAGAAATGCATTTTTTTAATGTACACTTCCTCTTCCGCTGTAGCTTCTCGCTCAACTCCTGCATCTATTATTATCATTTGCTCCAACCTCCTAATCGTTCTTTGCTTCATATTCATCTGACAGTGCATTTATTCCTGACATTGTCTTGTTAAATATGATTGACTGCACGTTCTGCCTCGTTATTACAGGATTGCCATCTGCATCAGAGGACCACTTATCAACATCAAAAGTTACGTAATCGCCAAGCTCCAAGAATGGAAGACCCAGTGATTTAGCCTTGAATGGTGCAAACTTAATGGTAAAAGGAATCTTTGGCTCAATCCATCCTTTTCCAACATTGTTTGCCACATCTAATAGCAACTGATAACTTGATTTATGTGAACTGTAAAGTGGTGAGTATGTAATGGCAAGATTATTCTTTTTATTCTCTCCATTTAAAAGTGTGCCATTTATATCCATAACCTTCCAGCCATTGTTTGAATACAAGCTGTCCTGTAATTCTATGCTGTCCTGCTCATACAACTCCGTAATGTTAATCATTCCTGACGGATGATAAAGTTTATTTTTCTTTTTCCAACAATCTGCAAAAAACTCACTTTCAGGAGTCCACGTTGAATCAAACTCACCTGTTGATAAATATTTTACTGCTTTAAATGTTTTTAAAAATTCACCATTAACATTTGAAACCTGAATTGTGTAATAAGATTTACCTGTTTCATCCAAATCGTGCAGCATTACTCTTCCGCTTCGTCTTAATGATATAGTTTTTAAATTTCGCCCAGAATATTTATTTACTGTAATCTCAACTCCAAGTTCTTCTGCCAACTTATCATCAAAAGAGAACTCAATGTAATAACAATTTCCCATCACATCCGGAGTTTGAAACAATACATTTTCCTGTGGATTAATAAACGAAACATTTGATGTTACAAACCTGTTTGGATATTTAGTTGTATCTATAACTTTTTCGTAATATCCTTCCTCTCCATATGAATCACTAAATTTAACCACATTACCAACGCTATACTCTGTAGCTGAATTAAACTCACCCTTGTAATTGGAATCGGCTGTTGTCGTTCTTTTTTCTGAATTTACAAACTTATAATCAAACTCACCTGTTGTTTGGTCGATAACCCCGCAAACACCATTCATATTGCAAATCCATTGCAATAATTGGAGTGCAGAATAATCTTCCTTGAATGGACCTATTTTTAAATCTATTACATCCATTGGCAAACTAATGTTATAGAAATTTTTCTGATTTATTCCAATTTCAGAAAACAAATCATTTCTTAAATGAAAAACTTGTAAATCATTCGGAAAATATTTTTCAAGTTTTTCAACATATTCAGGTCCATTTATCGTTGGAGCTACACCAGTTGGTGGTATTGTTAAATCTCCTGAAGCCACTTTCACAATATTACAGGCTTGATAAAAACTATCTATATAGTCCTGTTTAAAATGATAATATCCTTTAGTTTCCACATTATTTGAATCAGTATATGTGCCATACACAGTCTGGTCTTTTTTATATGTCGTTTTTAACTTGTATGAACCCTGATAAGAATATGGATCTACCATTCCCATTCCATACTCATCCACCTTATTCATCCAATCCTTAATTGATTTTTCCTGATAATCGTATAATTTATCATAGGCTATCAATTCACTATATCTTGGATCCGCTGCCTGTCTTGTAAAGCTTTCAACCTTTCCCCTAAATATGATAATGTCTTCTGTGTTAGATGTATCAACATAACCATATACTCTTTGACATTCTTCCAATTCATCAGGATATAATTCATTTTTGCAAGCATTCGTCAATTCATATATTTTCAGGTTGCTTACAAATTCCTTGAATGCATCTGTATCTGTTCCTGAATAGCTTATTTCTGCAAACCACCCCTTTAACGGATAGTTACTTCCAATGGGATAATGTTGGGGCATAATAATATCTGTTTTATTATTAAAATCCCGTACCACATAATAATACGGACCTCCAGTGTACCAACATCTAATGGTCATTCTCACACCATCAAGAACCTTTTCTGATGTAAGAATTCTTATCCCGATAAAATTATCCGGTTCTCTTCCAAAAATGTTGTATTTCTTATCAGTTTCATTGTATACAATGTAAGAAATGCTTACTTTTGTTCGTTTGATATTTTCTGTTTTTTCATCAGAAACATCATCGGAATAAATATAATATTCCTGGTCAAACTTTACTATGTCCCCTGACTTGTAATTTGTTCCCTTAACCCATTCACCCTTGTAAGAATCATCCTTTACTGACAAAGTGGCTATGATGTCCTGACCTGTAATGTCTGTATCATAGTCAAATGTTGTAAGATTAAACTGAGTTGAGATACAGCCCTGTAGCATCAAATTTGAATCACTACAAAGACTGCCTGTCAAACTCATGCTTTCTTCCTGAATGTTTGCATTTGTGATTGGAGTTAAGTTTGAATTATTTGGGAATGTGATTGTTAACTTCTTTGGAACATTCTGCTCTGTATATGCTCTTATAGTATCTTCATTTACATTTAACATTGGTGCTCCTTTCTAGTACTCTATGAATTCCATCTTTAACGGATTATACAGTAATTCATTCCTCATCTGATTTTTTATTGTATATGAAATATCCGGCATATACACCACAGCGTTTTTGTAGGTTAAATCCTCTGAGTTCCAGTAAGTTATTTTTATTTTTCTTTCAGTTCTGTTAATTGTCCCCTGATTCAGCAATTGTCGTATTTCTTCATATTGACTTTGCAGAAGTGGTGGTGTTTCAAATTCAATCTTTGTTTTGAAATTAGGAGAAGTCTGTCTAATAAGATAATTATTTGTATTTCTGTAAGCCTTAAGTTCAGACCTCTGGTTATCCGTTGATGTATACGTTTCACTTTTTATATATTTCATTGGAAATATTTGGTCCTTTACTTTTAACAAATATCCTTTATACTTTGCCATTTTCTACCTCTTTTCTTAAATCCATACAGGTTTTCCTGTTCTTCTCTGCTCCTGAACCACTTCTTGTTTTACCATGTTGAATACTCCTCTTGAATCCTGCTGAACAATAACATTAACCTGCATGTTTGAAATTGCATTAAGTAAATCTTTATCAGAAATACCTGTTGCATTTTCACCCTGTACCTGTCTAAATGCATCTACAATGGTTGATAATGGAGATTCAATGTTTGTTCCGTGTTTCTGATCACCGACCATAGCCAAAAATGGTGCATTAGGTTTCAAAACAGCACCTTCGGCAAGCGCTGGAACACCACCCATTTTAGGAATTTGAGGTACTGGCAACGGATTGTGTCCCCACATCTTTTCAAATGGTTTCCATTTCATTATTTTTACTGCTCTAATGTTATTAAGCATTCCATTGATTTTATCAAATGGTATGGCCACAACTTTATTAATCCCACCTATCAGGGAGTTAACCACTGATTTAAATACCGAAGCGATTCCAGCCTTTATTCCTGAAAATACTTTTCCACCTGTGCTGAATACATCTTTTACTGCCTGCCAAGCCTTGCTGAATGTATCCTTGAACCAACCTGATACATGTCCGAAACTTCCCTTTATTCCGTTCCAAACATTCTTAAAGAATGCTCCCGGATTACTAAATATGGACTTAATCGCATTCCAAGCACCACTAAAAACTCCCTTAAAGAATCCTATTACACCTGAGAACACATTTTTAATTGCTGTCCACCCTGTTGTCATAACTGTATATATTCCATTTACTACAACTTTTATATATGATGCAACCTTACTGCAAATTGCCACTATTGTATTCTTTACAAAGTCCATAGCTATATTGATTATGCTTTTTATTCCATCAAACACACTCTTAAACACGTTTTTGATTCCGTTCCATGCCTTTTTCCAATCTCCTGTAAACACACCCACCACAAAATCAATTAAACCATTAATGACATTCATTAAGGTTGTAATAACAACGCTGATTACGCTTATAATACCCTGTATCTTGTTCCATGTTGTTTCTATGGTAAAGGCTATTTGTGGCATTGCCTTTTCGATGAACCAGCCGATTATTGGAGATAAGAAATTGAACAATTTTCCTGCAACATCAATAACTCTTCCAATGAATCCAAATATGCTATTAAACATTGGACTAATATAGGTGTTCAACAAACTGCTTAATTCACTGGCAATTCTTGAAAATACCGGTGCCAGAAATGAATTATATCCATCAAGAACATAATCAAATATTGTGGATAAGCCACTTCCTATATTGTCAAATGCCGGCTTTATGTACTGATCATACATTGAATTAATGTTTGTAAAGACTTCCTGAACAAATGTCTTTATTCCACTAACAGCTGTTTCTATTGGTTTGATTGTGTTCATTAAAGCTGTTTTAATTGTATCCGTATTTTCAACAATCGGTGTTGTAATTGCCTGCATAATGTCACGTCCGATTTTCTGGCATAAAACATATAATTCAAGTTGTACAGTTGTAAAAATAGCCAATACATCAGCCACAATTTGCTGTGCATCATCACTTTCAAAAACTGTAAAAATGTCTGCCACTGCTGCACAAAAGTTCGCAAATATTTCTGCTCTTTCTGCTGATATATTTAACATCTCAACTATTTTGTCTTTCAAATAATCCTTATTTTGTTCGAAAAACTTATCAATGCCACCAATCAACATTGTTGCAATGCTTATTCCAATGCTTGCCATTGAGCCCACTATTTTCCCAACGCTTAATGCTATGCTGTCTGCCCAATTACTTGCTGCATCCAACACTTTTTTGTCTGTAAAAATTTCCTTGATGTTCTTTCCTATGTTTATGAGAGCATTTTTTATGACATCTAAACCTTTGCTTTTAAATCCCAGTGTAAAACCTGTCTTGAACAATCCTGCTAATTTCTGAAATTTACCAAAAATCTTATCAAGCCACTTGTTCATTGTTCCCAGTGCTCCATTGCCTGCATCAACATTTGGAGTAATGTCCTTGACTGCACTTGCTCCTGAAGCTGAAGCTGTTCCAGAACCTGATCCTGACGTTCCCGAATCACTGTCATTTTGCTGTAATACATTTAATTCATCAAATCCTGCAAGTCCTCTTGCCGCTTTTGCTGCTTTCTTTGTTGAATCAGTTAATCCATTCATTCCACTTGTGGCTTCATCAGCATTACTTGCCACATCTGACAACTCATTGCTGGTTGATTGTACTGTCGATGAATCATCTGACTTATTCCCGGTAATCATGTCAGTGAATGACTTAAACATTCCTGCCAATGTGGTTAATTTTCCCATTAAGGTGTTAACCAATTTTATTACAGGAGTGAACACGTTAATGAGCCCTTGTCCTATTGAAGCCCTCAAGCTATCAAACTGCAACGACAATAATCTTGTTTGATTCGCCCAACTGTCTGATGTTCTTGCAAAGTCTCCTGACGCATCAGTTAACTGTTTCTGAACAAAGGCATATCTTAAAGCTACCTTTTCCTGCTCAGTCATTTTTGCAGTAGTCTTTCCAAATCCATTCTGCAATGCAAACTGATCCAATGCTGTCTGTGTCATTACTACACCTAAATCCTTGAGGGATTCAGTTTCACCGGTAAACACTGACTTAAGTTTCGTATATGCCTCATCCTGACTAATATTGTAAAAAGATGCAACATCACCTGATAATCCGGTAAGAGTTGTACTCATTTCAGCTGCTTCTTTTTCAGAAAATCCAAAAGCCTTTGACATTGAGCCAAATGTACCTGCATATCTTTTGGCCATTGTTTCTGATAGACCAAATTGAGATGCTGCATTCTTTGCAAACTTGTCAATTGTTCCACTCATTTTGGGAAAAGCCACATCAACCACGTTTTGAACTTCTGCAAGGTCAGAGCCTAACTCCATGCACTGCTTTCCAAAATCAAAAGTTTTCTTTATGGCAAAAGCTGAAGCCAATGTTGCTCCAACCTTCTTTGCCATCTTTCCAATTCCTGACAACTGAGAATTGAATCCACTTTGGTTTAATTCCAAATCAAGAGCTATTGCTCCTACACTTTCTGCCATAATAAACCTCCTTTCCTACTGCCTTGATAATTCAGAAGTATTTAATCCTGCCATTTCCCAAAAGACTTTCTCGAACATTTCTGAAGCTTTTTCTGCTTCCTTCTTATTACCTGGTCTCTTTGCCTTCTTAAGCCTGTACTCGTTTCTAATTCTCTGTTGGTCCTTAGTAAAATTCTTTAATACTTCACTGTCATCTTCTGCTCTTATTGAAACAATTCTGCCCAAAATGGTATTAGGTCCCAGTCCGATCAATAGACTTTTAAATTCGCTCCAACGCATATCTTTTATGTCACGTATTCTTAATCCATACTGCGTTGTAAATGAAGCTACTATTAAATCAAAATCATCTATCAGGTCATAATAAGGATCTACTCCCCCGAATTTTTGTCAGCATCATCATTTCCTGATGCAAGTTCAACTGCTGCCATCACAACTTTCTGATAGTCAGAAAAACTGAGTTTCATTTTTGAAAGCTTTTCCTTTGAATCATCTGTGAAAATTATTTTGCAAAGTTCTTCAACATCCTTTGCGGTTGGTCTGTCAGACACCAATCCCATAACCTTCAACATATTTTCTGCTGTTGCATCGATCTCTAATTCTGTATCCTTTATTTTTAATCTTGGATTATCCTCAAACGCTAATTTATTTGTAATATCTATTATTTTTGACATTCTTATTCCTCCTAAAAAAATAGAGCAAGTCAACTAATTCTGCTGACCTGCTCTTGTTCAATATGATTCCAAATTAAACTGCCGGTGTAACGGTCGGTTTTCCATTTGACATTACATCAAACTCTAATGGTGCCACATTTGTGCTGTCTCCTGCACCTAATGCTGTAACATTGTATACTGCATTTTCAAATAATACTGTAGTACCATCCTTAAATGTCCACTGAAAAGCTCCTTCTGCATCTCTTCCATTCTTAAACGCTTTCCCGGCAACATAATCATTACCAGTATCTCCAACATTTCTTTTTCCGGTTACTGAAATTGTTAATCCCTTGGATGTCATTAATCTTCTAATCCAGCCCTCTGTATCCATTGGAGTCCATTCTTCAACCCCATTGTCAAAAGATACAGAGTAAGATTCCATGTCTGCAATGCTTCCAAGGCTTGCCTTATCAGCTCCTACCTGAAACTGATTATCATATACCGGATATACTCCTGTTGCTTTTGCCATGTCTATTCTCCTTTCTCTACCTTGTAATAAAAATCTACTTCTATTACTCTTTCATATATGTTGTTATCATCAGTACCAACATCTATTGGCTCTGACGATAATAGACTTACATAAACTATTTCAACATTGTTGATAAGTATGTTTCTTGCTTCTGCCATTTTTCTGTACAATTCAAAAGCCTTTCGCTCTGTATCATCAGCATCATTATTCCAATGAATCAGTAATGATACAGGTTTAACCTCATAGCTTTTTAAATCACCATAGCAGATTCTTGGCGGATTACTTGTTTTTCGCTGATAAACACCCAGTGACTTGTCCTGTTTATTGTCAAGCTTGCCAATGTAATAATGTTCCGCAACATTAAATGTTTTCAGCCAGTCCTTAATGTCCTTTAAATAAAGCACTATCATAATCCTCCATTTCTTTTATATAATTTCTTAAATGTGTCTCTTGCAAAGTTCTGTTTTTTGCCTCCTGCCAAATAATCCTCAAACCATTTACCTCCGGCATTTGGATTTTCTGCAGTACTAAAGTTGTATTCAGGATGATAATAAAGTCTTCTTGCGTAAGGAGTACTTGAAACAATCTGCACCCTTCCCTGATTACTTTCCTTGTAATCAACAAATGTTTGCGTGTTTTGCAATGTTCCCTTGTCAAAGGGCATTACCTGTGATTGCTTTAAATCACTTTGAACTGCATCAGCAGTCTGCTCTAGTGAAGTAACAGCCGCTGTACTTAGTTTTTTTATCACTCCCATGTTTAACTTTACTCTTGATTTTGCCTTTATCATTTAATTCAACTCCAATAATGTAAAATTAACTGTCCCATCAGGGTTTCTTGCTTTTGTTCCCTGATAAATACTTCTCTTAACTCCAAAGACCTTGACATACCCACTGCTTATGACTGACTGTTTAGGACATATGTCTCCGTCAAAATAGGCTTTTCCGTCCAATGTAACAATCTTCTGTTCTGCAGTTAATTTTGTGTATGCCTTATCCTGATAATTACACTTTAATTTCTTCTGACACACAATAATGGGAGAGCCTGTTTCTGACAAGCCCTCTCCATAAATCACCACTTCCATTTCAGTGGTACACATTCTGTCTGGAACTAACTTGGGATATTTCATTTAAACACCTGCCAATCCTGTACATAATCCTGTCTGACAAAGCAGAGCATATAAGTCTTTGCTTATTGCCACTCCGTTTTGAGTATAAACATTCCATGTATTTCCAATGCTCATTGACACACCATTAAGTGAATAACTTGAAAGAACCGATTGTATTAAGTCCTCATTCTCATATTCAAAATCGGCAAGCCTACAAGTTACTTCCCTTATGATATCCTTCTGAAAAGTTGTCAAATTATCAAATCCATATCTGTTAATCCTGCCAAATGTTAATGAATCAATGTGTCTGCTTGCCTGTTTAAGCTTACTTGCAACTTTTGTCTGTTCAATGCACCTTGAATCAGAAATTCCCAAGTAATCGCTTAATGTTGCATATGGGAAGTAAGCCATAGGCTCACCCCCTATTCAGCTTCAGCACTCTTGATTTTCTTGATAATTCCTTCTTTTGAAGTTGCGTTACCTAAATCAATGCTGTGCTCAGTTGCATATGCCTGCAATTCTTCAACTTCCATCACAGAAAATTTATCACCTTTAACTTTTTCAAGCTGAGCTTTTAACTCATCTCTTTCTGCAACTACCTTCTCATATTCGGAGTATGGAACTGTAGCCTTAGGTGAACGTTTTAAAAGTTTTCCTTCCTCGTCAAAAATGTCATATCCCATTGCAAGATATGATTCCATTTCCACTTTGGACACTGTATAAACCTTATTTGCTTTTTTGGCTGTCATAGTTCTTCTCCTTTCTAGGCTGTCTTTGCGTGAATGATGCAGCCATCTTTCATAAGCTCATCAATTGCAAATGTTCCGTTTAATTTTCTGTTCTGATAAACATAATTGTCAGCTGTTCTTGAATCTGTTCCCGGTTCAAATACTGTGATGTAGCTATATTTGTCTCTTGATACCTGACACTCCGGATCAATTAAGATATAGTCCATCTGAACAGCTGAACTATCTGCAACACATCCATTTGTAAAGTTATAAGCACTCTTAAATCTTGCCGATGGAACTTCCTTAATCATTCCAATGTCATCAATGGAATGAACTCTTCTGTCAATTCCCTTTGCTCCACTTACTTCAAGTGTTCTCTGAATGCCCTCAGCATTCTTAAGTAACTTATAATAAGCTGGTGTGCAATAAAGAATAACTCTGTCAAGTGGAACACCTGCTTCTGTCATTGCCTCAAGGTTATCATCAAAATCAGAAAGAACATTAGCTGTAGTTAAAGCTTCTGTTTTAACTTTTGCTCCTACTCTTTTAGCTTCTGTGTAAAGCTTACTGAATGTGTAACAATCAGCCTCAGGAATAGCCTGAGTTGTCTCAAATCTTTTCTGAATGTTTGCTATTGAAACCACCATGTTTGTTTCATCAACATCCATTGGATCTATAGCAAACTCAATGTCTCTGTCGTGGTCCAATGTTTTTGTTTCATATTCATTTGAATATGTACCTGCGTTAAAACCTAAGTTGCCTCTTGAATGATCCTTATAACCACTTACTGATAACTTAGGAATCTTTAAGTTTTTTCCATTCACAATCTGAATGTCTGAATTTGAATTATACAAATCCACAGAAACCTGTGACTGACCATATAATTCTCTTAAAATGTTGCTGAAAATATCAGCGTACTGTAATGCTGCCATGTATTACTACCTCCTATTTTTTCTTTATTCCAAAAATGCCTCTTAACAAGTCATCCTGGTTCTGATTGTTGTTATTGTTTGGAGCACCAATGGGTTTAAATCCCTGATTGTTTGTTTCTCCATTTCCTGCCGGCTTTAATGCCGGAACATCTTCTAATACCTTGTTGATTGCAGCTTTTACTTTTTCTGCATCAACTGTTCCATTCTCTCCTGCCACATCCTTAAAATCAGCCATCTTGATTACATATGGAATCGACTTTGAATCAATGCCAAGTTCAACTGCCTGTAATGTTGCAGAATTTTCAATTGTGAGCTGTAAATTTCTGCTCTGCTCCTGTGCAAGCTGTGTCTGCATTCCTGCTACGTCAGGTTTATTCTTTGCTCTCTGTTCCTTGTAACTGTTAATTGCCTGTGTTACTTCATTTTCAGACATTCCCTGCTGCTGAAAGAACGACCTTAAAGCCGACTGCTCAGCTCTTGCAGTTCTGCTATTAACAATTCCGTCAAGCTGTTCCTGAGTGTATGTTGCACCCTGATTATTGTTTCCAGTATTCTGGTTACTGTTACCATTTCCGGCATTATTATTCTGGTTGCCGTTACCCTCTCCGCCTTCTCCTGAACCTTCTGCAAAAAATTGAAGGTTCATGGGCATTTTTCCTGTTTCTCTTGATCTCAACATCATTACGTATATTCCTTTCCGTTTTAGCTCGTCAGCTTATTCCGAGAGTTTTAAGCCATCACGTTTTGGGCATATAAAAAGCACCTACTTACTTGTAGATGCCTTTGGTTCGTCTTTTTCAATTACTGCGCCAATTCTTAATAAATACTCCTTGCGCTCTTTTGTTTTTGCCCTAACCTCATCCCCTGCTTTTACCAAGGCAAGGTTGTTTTCCTTGTCATAAAAATTGATTTTTGCGATTAACATTTGTTACCTCCTTATTACTTTCTTATTTTGTTGCATAAAAATACCACCTAGCAAAAACTAGATGGTATCTATGCCATTGGCCATTCTTTCATTTTTTTCATTTCTTCTTCAGATTTTTTTATTGCTTCTTCAATTTCCTCTGGACTTCTGTCTGTTTTTACAATATAATCTCTTTCCTTAATTATGCCAGTATCTCTTTCCATTCAATAAGCCCCTCCTTTGAAAGTTCTTGTAATGCCTTTTCTTGCGCTTCTAATATAGGTAAATTATAATTTTTCCCCATATATTTGTCAACTTTATTATCTAAATATGTAGCTGGAAATGGTTTATTTCCTACCTTATATTTAAAAACTTTTAAATCATGTGTAATTACTAATCCAAAATCATATTTTCGATATCCAGCAACTACAAAATCACTACCAGTTGGCAATATATTTGTGGGATGATTGTGTATTCCTATTTTTGATGGCATTTGCCTTATCAATTCAATTTCTTCTTTATTTAATTCTACTCCTAAAATATTGTTACTATTCGTTTTAGAAAATAATTTTTTTCCTGCCTTCTTACTAATAATATAAAGATCTTCTCCATCAGTTCCATTTCTATGAGTTAGCATAGCTTTTGCATATTTTCTTAGAGAATTGTTTGTTGCTGAATCATTAGTTAATTGGTTAAATTTCTTTCCAAATTCTTTCTTCATTTTAATCAAATCAACATTATTATTTCCAACTCTTTTACTATTAAATTTCCCACTTTCTGCAACCTTTTCTATATTTATGCCATTTGAGAATTCTTTTATATTATTCCATTGATTTGTTCTAGTCGCATACTTTTTCTTATTTTCTTCATCTAAAGAATAATTAGATAACCTATCAAACTTATCTACATTCCTTTGTATCAATTTGTCCCTGCTTTCCTGTTTCTCTGCAATAATAGCCTGTTTCATTTCTTTCTTTGTTACCTTTTCAGGCTCTTTAGAAATTCCAGGATAATATGTACTATGACCATCATTGCAGTTAGGATGATATAAACCTCCTGCTATCGCCTGAGACATTAACGGATATGGACCGTCACTTGCTTTTCCACCACTCCAAACATCATCTATCAGTATCTTTCCAATCCATTTTGCACATTTTGAACAAGGTAAACCTCTCTTATGGACCACAACTGTGGAAATTCCCCACTCCTTACGTTTTTCACCTTCACCCTGCAAGTATGCTCTGGTATTAGCTGTTCTTAATGCCATTCCCGCATATGAGGCTATGTTAACTCTTGCACCATTCTTGTACTGAACACAGTTAATGCCACGACTTAGAAAATCCTTTGTAGCCATGTCCACTGCCTTTTCATATGTTCCTGCTCCGGTGTTGAAATACACCTGTGCATTGAATATTGATTTTCTGTACTGGTCATTTGCCATTCTTAGCATTGCAGTTTCAGCTCTATGCATAGAACCATTTATTTCACTTAATAGCGCATCCAGTTTTCTATCATTGACACGAAAAAAAGCACCCTCAATGGTGCTTCCTGCTTTATGTGTTAACTTTGCCCCTTTTTTAATGGCTTTTAGAATGTCTATTTCCTGATCTGTTGCTCCTGCTTTTCTGTGCTTTATGATTGATTCAGTGATTTTTCTGTTAATGTCAGAAAATCTTTTTGTAAACTTCTTTTGATTTTCCTGTTTGTACTTATTCAGAGCTTTTAACTGTTCAGCCTGCCACGATGTCCAATTATATCCCTCTTTTGTTTCCTCTGCCCTATGATTTGACAGATTTCTCATCATTGAATCAATCAACTCATTTTCAATGGCTCTAAAAGCTTCCTCAATGTCATAATCTTTTGGCATTTCTAATCAACTCCGTTGGCATATACTCTAAAGCCAGCTTTCTTAAACTGTCTTTTCAAATTTTTTACCTGTGTGATTGAACTGCATTTATCATTACGCATTTCAATCACTTTGTCCTTTTCCAAAGCATATATACCTCTAGGTACCTGCTCACTTGCCAGTCTAAGCAAATTCATTGCCTTATTCTTCGACATCTGGTAAACCTTTTTCCCCACTATCACCTTCATCTGTATTTTCTCCTTCCAAATTTAAAGCCGGTTCTTCCTCTTCTGCTATTCCCTGCTCTGCTTTTAATCTTGCAACCTCTTCCTTTTTCCATTCCTCATCCTTTGTATCTCCATACAACTCATCAACGGAAGCTTCAACGCTCATAATCCCCTGTGTCTTAGCCTTTCCAACAGTCTCTACCTGACTTTCAAATGATGGATTTGCATACTCACTGAAGTCTATTGTACATTTAACTTCTGTTGGCACATTGTTCTGGCTGATACTAACAACGTTAAATACTTTCTGAATGAATAAAGGTATCTGATCTTGTAATATGTCCACTATGTTTCCTCTTGTGTAAAGAGTTGTTTTTTCCTTTTCTCTCTGTGCATCCGCATTATCCAGCTTCTTGACATCAATTCCCAATGTACTTGGACTGATTAATCCCTGCAGACACAAATCCAATGCTGTAATGTATGTGGCAAGATATGAATCGTGCGGAATTGTCGGCTGTGTAACCTCAATCTTGTTCTGTGCATTTTCAGATAAATCATCACCACGCTTTATGTATGAATTATCAAATGCATTTGGCTTAATTATTGCCCCGCTTTCCGGATCTCTTGGCAGTAATGATTCAGGAATCCATTCCTTGCTTCTGCCCTTTCTTAGAGCATCCATCCACTGACTCCAAGCTTCATCCAATGCGTCAAAATCATCTGTTTTCTTGTCAAAGATTGACTGTCCTCTTCCTTCCCACTTTGGATTTTCTCCAAATTTAATAGGATGTGCCATAATTAGTGAGCTATCGAATCCCACATCAACCAAATTGCTCAACACTGGAATAATTCCCAAAGGAACTTCCATATTGTCTGTTGCTCTGTAAAGCTTGTATTTAATGTACCCATATCCGTAGTGTTCCTTTAACACATACATTACCTGATTCTGCTCATATTCTGTTGTAAATACTACTTCTTGTATTCTTCCCCTGTTATAAACAAAATCAACCTTATCAGAACCATAAAACTCTATGATTGGATACTTACTTATGCTTTCATCAAGTGATATTTTAAAGGCACCATCTCCAAGAATAAGCATCTTTGACACTGCCTTTTTTAGAATGCCCTTAAAGTTATTGTCCTTCGATATTTCATTCCATTCTCTTTTGTCTGAATCCTTACTGAATGAAATCTGACTAAAATCATTAATGACAATATCTGTTAATCGGTCAACAATAATCCCTGGTAAGCCTGTATGTATTTTTCTTATCTCTCTTCCAACAGTTGAACGTGCAGCCCAAAACTTCACACCATCTGAACCACCTGGAATGTTTTGATAAAACTGTGTCAGTTCGTAGCTGTCACCACGATACCAAATAAGATTTTTCACACAATTTCCATCATAATTAAGTAATTCCCTAATGTTAAATGTCTGTTTTGGTGCGTCCTGTATTCTTAAAAAATGTCTTATTCCATCTCTCATCTTGTCCATTAACCTCATTCTTTGATTACTCCTATTTTCTTTCTGTAAGGAATCCAGTTATACTGAACAGAGTTAACCATGTGGTCATTTCCATCTTCCGGTTCCTGATCCTTTTCTTCCTTCCAAGAATACTTTTCCAATTCCTTTACGTATTCCTTACAATTCTCAACAATTAAAAAACTTGGTTGAATGTCCTTATTGTCATTAAAGTTCATCCATCCAAGTTGTAATATGATTCTGTCTATGATTTTCACAGCTTTATATGCAGCATTAAATACATATAGACACTGTGCATGTTCCCTTTTAAACTTATTTAATTCCGTGATTGTTGCCGCATCAGCAGAATCAATAAATGTATGCTTTGCAAGCCCCCATTCTTTCCTGTTTCTTTCCAAAAAATCATAATAATTCTTTGCAGTATCAGATGGAGCTACCGGAGTTCCAATTTCGGCATTGTTGTAAACTCTCTCATCCAGAAGAATGTATCTGCCCTTGTTTGTAATTCCTGCAAAACTCATTGCTATTGTGTCAGGGCTCTTTGTTGAATAAGCTGTATCCAGTCCACTTGTGAATATTTCAAACCATTCTCTCTGTTCCTTATTTGACCTGTTTCTGATGAATTCTTTTGCTTCATTAACTGTAATTACATGATGTCTTCTGTCAAATATGCTAAATACAAGTCCTGTAGCCTTTCCTCTAAGTCCCTGTATCTTGTTTTTGTACATCTTTGTTCCTACTGGAACTGCATCAATCTTATCCTGAATGTCCTGCTCTGTTAAACTGGCATTATCATAAAAAGTAAAATACCAATGAACCCAGCCGACTTTTTCAGGTTCATTTAACTCTGCCAACAATTCTTCCGGATAATCTTTGATATATTTCTTTAATGGTCTGCTGTGATTAATAAACTCCTTGTACACAAGCAAATCAGGACTATCCGGGTTTGATGTAGTCATCATATACTTACATCTATGAGATATTTCTCTTAAGAACTCCATATCAGCTGTATTAACTTCATCAATGTACACGCAACCCTGTTGTGAACCTAAGACCTTTTTCCAACGTGCTTTATTATCATAACCACACACATATATTATCTTTTCACCATTTGGTGTCTGATACTTGATATGTGAAAGTCCAATTCTACCCTGACCTTTAGGATAATATTCAGCCAAACCATTAAACTGATCTAAAAGGCCTCTTTCATTGTTGATTACATTCTTTTCAACTGTTCCAAGGTCCGCCCCGGCAATTACATGATACTTAATGTCACTCTTTGCCACCATGAGCATAAACTTAAATATTCCTACTGTAGTCTTTCCTGCTGCAGTAGTACCTTCAAGAAAATCTCTCTTGGTTTCTGTCAGAATAAATTCCTTAAATTTAGGTGATAACTTTAACAATATTAATCACCCTCTCTTACAGGCTTAATCTGTTCCAATATGCTGGCTATGTTATCCAATTTCTCAGCTTTCTTTTCCTCTGCCTCATTGTTTACATCAAGCTTATCTGTATACAACCCATATCTCTTACCAAGAAGCTCAGCTGCTTTATTTGCATCTGAAACTCTTGTTGGTATTTCAATTATTTGTGGAATCTCTTCCTTTACTGTTTGCTTTCTCATAGTCCCTTTTTCATCAGGAACATACGTAGATGTTTCTCTGCTCAAAGTAACCACAACGTTTTCTTTATGTTCTCTTCTCATTACTGATGTGAGATATTCTAATACTTCTTGTGCATCTGCTGTTTTTTCATTATGCAATTCAGCCAACTGCTTTTCTATGTACTCTTTAATCTCCGGCTTATTCATAAGTCTTGAAGCAGCTGCAGCTGCAACATTATCATTCTTAACACTTGGATATGCCTTTTTGTAAGCCAATGTTTTGTTAAAGTCTGGATCCGATAAAAGTTCATCACAGAATTTTTGTTCTTTAATTGTCACCGCAACCGCTCCTTTCTTGATTTTAATTGTGTAGTCAACTTATTACACATTTTATTTTTCCCCACGAAAAAAGACAGCCTTTCGACTGCCTTTTCCTTGTTTTACCAATACAATAATTGGAGGATACTATTCAGATAACAGAAGTCCCTTCTGTTCAACTTCTTACTCTATCATTTTAGCACTGATTAATGTGACATTCTATGACACGTTTAAAACCGGCTCAATATCTTTCAATGCATAGCCATGTAGTCTTAATACATGCCTGTAAGATATATTCATTTCCAATGCTATCTCTTCCCACTTCTTGCTCTGGCAGTATCTCTTGTACAAAATCTGCTCGTATTCAGGATTGTTTAACTTCTGTATGTTGATTATTACGTTTGCTCTGGATAAAGCAAATTCACGCATCAAATCATTCCACTCACATTCCTTTTCATTAATCTTGCAGATTGTTTCTGCCATCTTATCCTGTGTTCCTGAAGACAGTACCCTCTCGCCCTGTTGGATTGCTCCAGTACTCACCACCATTTCCCTTAGGGTATCTATCTCTTCTTTTAGAATTTTCATCTTAGATTCAAGATTTCTAACCTGATTCAAGTATTCCTTTGCTGTCATTTCTTCCAAACTCTCAATCCTTTCTATATTTTTCTGCATAAAAAAACCAACCACCGAATATTGGTAGTTGGCTCTTTTTACTAATTTTTAGTGTTTGATGTTAACATTTAAACAAATATCGTTCGTGTTAAAGTTAATTTTACTATAACCTTTACCATTTGTTCCATTGATATAATCATAATCAAATGAAACCAAATCATCTTCATTTGTAGTGTAAATGGTTATATTATTTTCACTAACCTGCACCTGTGTTATTTTTCCATTAAATGAAACATCTAAATTTTTTCCAGAAGAATTTCTTAACCTGAAAATAACAACACGCTCATTTTTCACTGCATCATCTAATAACTTTTTAGCTTCTACAATATTCATAGTGTTTGTCTCCTTTCTTTAGTTTTATACATTTATTGTATAACACCATTTTATCAGAAAGGATTTTGGCGCAATTTTTGCAGATATAAACTACCAATATTCAATTATCAATGTACCTTTGTTTCTAATCCTTATCCTGCAACTTACATATCGCCCACAAGACGAACACTGCTCCAATTACCATAATAATAGCTATTGTATTAATAATTGCCATCTAATCACCCTCTTTCATAAATACCAACCAATGTGTCTTTGCTCTTCTGTTTCCCAATATAGGTTTTTGTGAAAACAATGGTAGTATTTCCGATAGTTTTATTTGCTCTTCGTTCCACTTAAATATCAAAGTACCATTAGGCTTTAATACCCTCATACACTCTGAAAATCCTTTGCTTATATCTTGTCTCCACGTATCAGATAATTTTCCATACTTTTTGGCCATCCACGAATTTTCACCTATTTTCTGTAAGTGTGGTGGGTCAAATACCACCATAGAAAAACTATTGTCCGTAAATGGAATGTTTCTGAAATCACCTATTATGTCAGGTTTTATTTCTAATTTTCGGCCATCACATAAGACATCTTCTAATTCTCTACAATCCATAAATGTTACTTGGGGATTATTTTTATCAAAGTAAAACATCTTACTACCGCAACATACATCAAGTATTGGTGTTTCCATCTATTCCGCCACCTTTCACGATTTCTATTGCATTCTCTAAACCTAAATCATAAAATATTTCTTGAATTGTGCCTCCAAATCCTTTATTATTTTGTTTTTTACCTAATTGCTCCACCACCTTATCCACGTCATAGGCTGTTGGCTGTTCTTCAACTGCATTTATACAATCTTGAATCACTGCACTTACGTGTATACTTTCAATATCTTGTATATCAATAGGGCTTTGCTGTAACATAAAATCATTTAAATGTAAAATTAATTCGTCCGCATCTATTAATCTCATTCTAATCACCACGCTTCTATGTCAAATTCTTTTCTTTGAATTTTTGTATTACTAATCTTTTTATAAATATCAACATACATTTCATCCTTGTCTCTGTTGTATGTAACTTCTGCGTATCTGTCACCCATTGGCTGTCCCCAAATAGTACACTTCTTATAACCTAATTCGTGCGCAAACCACACTAGGTCTAATTCGCTAATGTTAATATTTTCGTTTAATACTTTAATCACTGCATTCTTTGCAGCCTTTTCAAATTCGTAACTTGTCATTCCTCTCACTCTCCTTATTCTGGTATTCCGAAGTTCTTATATGTTGCTGAAAAACTAAATTGTTTGCCACACTTATAGCAGGTTTCAGTTATGGTATACATTTTTTCTTTGTCGTTACAGTAAGTTTGTGTTTCCCCTGTTTTAAACTTATGTCCTCCTGTTAGCAAACACATTATTCTATTCATCCTCTTCTCCTTTTAGTTTCTTTACGATTTCTTCAATTTTTGTAATAGATATTGCATATTCATGATAATTTGTCTGCCCATTATCATTTAATAAAATAATCTCATTCTTTTTGATTTTAGCAAGCATATCATCAATTGCTTTTTTATATGCCTTTTCACAAAATTCTTCTGCTACATAATAATCTACATATTCATCATTAAATGCTGTTTCAACATTACTCCATAATTCACGTTTTAATTCTTTTAATCTATCTTCCATCTTCCTGCTCCTCTCTGTATGGCTCTGGTAATGGTTGCCAAGCAATAATATCAAATACACTTTCATAGCCATTTGACCAACCGTGATGATAATATGACACTCCTATCATTCCATCTTCATTAGTGGTTAAATATGCTTTTGCTTCTGGTTCAAAAGTTTCAGGTAATCTTTCATTACATAGAATCCAACTATTGTTTGCAGTTTTTTCAAAGTTAAAATCTTTTTTGCATTCTTCGTAACCTTCCTGATGAGCTTTGTATATTTCTTCTTCCAACAACTCTTTCACTGCGTACAATCTCCACTCATCACCATCTTCATACAAATCCATTGGTGCTTCTTCTGGAACATTAAATTGAATTAAATACTCTCCAAAATAGTAAGATTCTTCCATCGCTTCAAATGCTTCTCTAGCTGTAATCTTTCCACGCTTTTTAGTTAGTTTAAAATATTGCGCATTTTTAGAATCTAATTCTTTTGTAATTCTGACCTTTGCCATACTGTTTCCTCACTTTCCGCTAGTTTTGCGTAATTCCAAGAAGAGCAACTATCTTCACTCTTTACCGTAAATGACGTACCTCCATCATCCCACGCATATACTGTCCCATTTTCAAATTTTGCAAAATGACGAGGAACCCACGTTTTTTCGTCACCATTACTATCTGTTTCACAATCTCTTACATAAATCGGTGTATCAACCTTGACTTTCGACCAGTCAACTTCTGGCTCTTTGTATTCTGAGAATAGCCAATTTAGGGCTTCACCAGAACAAAAGTCAATATTGTTATTAAATAAACATTCGTTACACAGCAAACTACTATTACAGATACGTGGTTGTCCTTGTATTAGTGCTAATCTATCAATGTCTATAACGCATAATTCCACTAATTTATCTTTATATTTCTCAATATTTAACATTTCTCTCACTCCTTAACATTTCTTAACATTTTTGTCCTTTAGTTCCTGCTTCTTTTTGTTCTTGGCTCTGTCTAATCTAGCCATTAGAATGCCTGTTTCCGTAATCTCATTTGAATTGTTCAACCCGTTGCAGTTGAGATATAGTAGTTCCGACCGGGTTATGCACCTTAAATTGTCGATGTCGAAATTTCTCTTATTTCCATCAAGGAATATTATTGGGCAGCCTTCGGGGATTTTTCCCTTAGTTTCTTCATACACAACTCTCTGCTTTAATCTCCACTTGTTAGGCTCCGCAACCTTAACCTCTATGTATCCGTCTTTTGAAATTCTTTCACTTCCAACAGGTCTGTGGTTTGGTGGAACGTTGCCCTTTGCAAACATTGTGTGTTTTACTTTTTCATAGACTTCCTTTGGCATTTTCTTGCCCTTGTTGTGTGGTGTCTGCCCCTTTCTGAACTTGCCGGTTAATCCTGAATTTAATTTATTGTTTGCCTTGTATGATTTAATCGTTCTACTTGTTATGTTGGTATTGAACTTCTGATTAAACAGGTCTGCAAGCTCCTGGTTATATCTTCCCTTGTAATTATCCAGAATGAATTGCTTCATTTCATCCGTGTATTTCATTCCATACATTACTTACAGCTCTCCATTCATTTGTTTGTTATTCCAAGCAATGGGATTTCAACATCCTCACCGCTTCCGTATTCATCAAAGTGCTTTTTCGCCTGCAATGCCAGGTTTCCATTATCAATGATTGTCTTGGCAATCTTGTTGACCGATTCACTTCTCTTGATTTCCTTATCAAGTTCTTCCATCGACAGCTCATCATCATTTATTCTTTCAATTGCTTCAAACAAATAGTTGTTCAAATCTGATAGTGTATTCTTCATTGGTTATTTACTCCTTTGCCTTCAAATTAATTTATTTAATCACTGTTCTTAAGTCTCTTCTTTCGCTGTCCATGTCTATTCCACATTCTTCTGCAATTATGCTTATCTGCTCTTCCCATGTGCTGTAATCCTCTGCAATGTATTCAGCCTTGTTGTCGAATCTCTCAAACATTTGCTTTATTCTTTTGTTACCAAAACCAAATTCATCATGCATTGTTACAGCCATTAGGATTTTTACATACAGTACTGTGTTGTACTTAACATTGTCACTGAATTTGTCTAAATCTGCTTTTGATACCCTTAAAGGAAGGTCAATGGCATTTCTCATTTTCAGGTCTGCTTCCAAGGCATCCAATCCCTTTTCTCTTGCAAACCTTAGAGCATATGCCATACCCTCACGTCTTGCCTGTTCCTCTTTTGACATTCTTGCCATCCTTATTTCCTCCATTGCCATAAGCCTTTGCCCTAAAAATCTTTAGTGCATTGTCTCTTGGTCTTCCGTCATTTATGAACTCTTCCTGTTCGTGTGTTAAAATGCAGCCAAATTCCTTACTTGTCTTTTTTCTCATTCAATTCCTCCAGCTTCGCCTTAAGCTCTGCTCTCTCTTCCTTAATTCTTGCCAATCTTACGTGATCATCTGCTGATAAGATTGAAACTGAAAATAAAATCTGCGATTCCATTCTGTCCAATTCCTCTAAGCGAATTTCTATGTCCTTAATATCCTTAACTTTCATTTTGTTGTTTCCTCCTTAAAAAATATGAAATCCAATACTGTACTGGCCATTTCATCAAATAACTTTCCGTTCTTTTCATCTGTGTATTTTTCATTCTTTTTCTGCTGTAACTCCATTACCATCATTTCACATATGGAATCTTCCGTTTCAGCAGTTATTTTCTGATTCTTGTATTTAAATATTATCTTTCCAATGTCTGTTATTGCGTTATATATGATTTTAAACTTATCCATTTTCTCACCTAAAAATCAAATGGTAACTGTCCATCTTCCGGGATGTCCACAAATCCATCTGAATCCTTGTTCCATCCATAATCAATCGAAAAATCCCTTGTGTCTGATATTCTTTTTGAAACCTCATCATAATAAAGTTCCACACCCTTATCTCTTGTAAGCTTTCCCGTAAGTCGATTCTTGGATATTGACAGGTATCTTTCATCTTCTTCCAAATCCTTGTCACCCTTGTATGTCATTACAACGTCAACTCTGTTTGTTATGTCAGCTGATCCTGATACCTCATCATTTTCATCCAAATTACCTGCTGAGTTTTTTCTTGGATGAACAATTAGCAAAACCACAATGTTATGTCTCTTTGCCAGCTTGCATAACTTGTTAACAAACATGCTCTGCGCTCTGTATAAGTCAGAATTAACATTAATTTCAATTGAGGTCATTAGATTGTCAATAAGCACCATGTCAATGCCATACTGCATTACTGCATCCTCCAATGTCTTTAACAGATTCTCCGGCTCTTCATCTTCAAGAACATTGTTGTCGTATATGTATGCCCTGCCCTTGTACCAGTCATTTATTTTTTCAATGTTTGATTCTGTAATGAATCTTGTTTGTTCTCCAAACTTGTTTGTTGTCTCAATTATGTTGCCCGGTCCTGCAATCTGAAAGTCTATCCAACGTTTAAAAAAGTAATCCTGCAATTCCCCTGAATAAGCAAATATTTTCTTGTTCTGGTTTAATGCCGCTACACAAAATTGACTTGCAAGTGTTGATTTTCCTTTTCCACGTTTTCCTGTAAGCAAAACAACCTGCCCCTCATAAAAACCACCAATAATGTTGTCTATGGACTTTATTCCACTTTTTATCTTGTCCATTGAATAAATATCAACATTCTTAACATTAGACAAATCCTTTACTCTTCTTACAGGTAATGGCTTGGCATTTTCAACTGCTGCCTTTACGGCTTCCTTTCCATGTTTCTGTAATATCTCATTGGCATCCTTGCATTCTCTGTAATCTGCTTCCTGAACAGCATACACACTTCCGGGAAATCTTGTTTCCAGTTCATTTAGCAATGTCATTGAGCCTTTTTCGAAATCTCCAAAAACAATTAATTTTTCAAATTTTGAAAACCAGTTCCAACAATACGGCACCCAGGTAAAACCTCTTGCTCCGTTTGGAACTGACACCGCATTTTCAATGCCTGCCTCTGCCACTGATAAACTGTCAATCTGTCCTTCAGTAATTACCAGTGTTTTATTTTCCATATTGCACTGTTCCATTCCAAAAAGAATGGGTTTACAATTTGCTTCAAACCATTCCTTGTTTTTGTCCCTTGACTTGTCAAAGTTTGTTTTTCTGTACTTTGTTGTTACCAGCATTCCATTTTCATCAAAAAAAGGAAATACCAGAATGTTGTCTTTTTCAGGAATGGTTGTCAGTTTATATTTTCTTGTTGTCTCTTCACTAATGCCTCTGCTTTGCATATAAGCTACTGCCGGCTCTCTTGTCTTGATTTCCTTTTTTCTTGGCTTTACAAATCTTGAATAATCCCTGTTATAATATCTGTCATATTCTGTACCCAATGAAAAATCAAAATCCTTTGCAAGAGTAATCATGTTGCCGTGTGCTCCACAGCTTGAACGTTTACACTCAAACTGACCTGTTCTTGTGTTGATTGAAAATGTTTCCCTGTCCCTGTGTCTGCCACCCTTGCAGTACGGACAGTAGGCAAATATCATTTCTTCACCAAAGTTTCTTGCCATTGCCCCGACATGAGTTTTAAAGTTTTCTGCATCTTCTCTCTTAAATTCATAATACCTACTCATATCCAAGCTCCCTTAATTCCTGGTCGGTCAGCTCCCTCACCGGAGCTGTGCCGACGCCTTCTTTTTCATTCTTTTTTAATTCTTTATCATTCTTATCATTCTTGTTTGTGTTTTTTTGATGTTTTTTTGATGTCTTTCTGATGTTTTTTTGATGTTCATATTGCGGTTCTTTTACATTGCCTGTACCTTCCACAATTCCTTGATATTTCTCATAATTTATTAATTTTATGACGGTCTTTTTCGTGTCACTTTTTTGGCTTATCATCTCTACCATTTCTAATTCATTAAGAAATTTTGTGACTTTTGTTCTTGACCATCCCCATCGTTCTCCTAACATCCTTTTGCTGGTCACTACTGTGCCCGGTGTCACATTCAAAAATGTTGAATTAAACAAAAATTCATGGTCCTTGTGATTTGCCAGCATTATCATATCAACCCAAGCCTGTCCTCTTGCAAAGGGCTTGTCTTCCCAAAGATCATTTTCCATTATTTCTCTGTATACCTTAACCCAACCCTTGCTTTTCTTTTTCTCCATATGCTGCCAAATGCTCCTTTAATTCTCTAAATAAAATCTCCTTTATTATTTTTCCTGAATTTTGTGGTGTGCAGAAAATAGGAATCATGTTGTAGCGTGGCATCCACGCACACAATGATGCGATTAAAGCCTTTGAGTTCATTCTGCTTGAATAATCATGGCGCAAAATCTTGTCCATACTGCCATTTTCTATTAACAAATATACTTTTGCTCCATCCTTTACTGAACGTTCAAATTCTGCCTCAAATCTTTTTCTTTCCTTTCCCATACACATTGCCAATTCATCAATATCCATCTTTCGCTCAATTACAACTTTGTTTTCTAATGAATACTCTTTATTATTGGGCAGAGCACACTTGATTGAATAATCTCCATAATTTAGTTTTTGTCTTATTGCAGGACAGCCAAATTGGCTTATCCTGCGTTCTAATTTACTTGTTGGTTGCTCTCTTGTGTCATAAAGAATTGCTATGTTTTTGAGCGACTTTTCAATGTCAAAAATGTCCATGATTAAAAGTTAAACGGAATCTGTTCTCCGTCCACATTGTCAGGAATGTCAACAAAGTTGTTATCATTAGATGGTTTTGCATTTGGATTCTGGTCTAAATACTTAACTGCCGGCATTTCAAAATCTCCATCTTTTATTGTTTCCACAGTTTCCAATCTAACAGGTTTTGTAGAAAATCTATTGGATCCGTCGCTTGCAATAAACTCTTCTTCTCCAAATACCATGCCAACCAATAATCCTAATAATTTTTCAGGATGTTCCCAGTCGAAATGATACCCATTGTTACTGTCCTCAAACTTTCCAATATTTGTTTTAAATCTTCTAAGCTTCCAGTCGTTTGCTTCTGCCTCTTCTCCAGGAACCATCATATAAAAGTTTCCTCTCCACTTTTTATCTTCTGATGTATTTTTTTCATAACCTTCCTTGTAAAAGTCTTTAAACTCGCCCTCACAAATGTCAAAGGCTAATACAAGCATGTCATTTCCACTTTTGCTCGTTTCTTCCTTTACGTTAATGATCTTACAGATGTAACCTCCTGCTGGTAACTTCTTTCCACCTGTGTATGTTTCTGCGCTGTCATAATTTCTTGGTTTTCTCATTGATTAATTCTCCTTCTCTGTGTTTTTATTGTTGTTATTAAGTTCCCAATAATCTCTTATTGTTTCATCTACCAATTTCAAATCGTTATCTATTTTCATATCAAACATTTCCATTGGACTTTTGCATGTATTAGATCCATCTGACTGCGTCACAAAGTAATGTTCAGAGCCTTCAACTGTTGTCATTAAAACAATTGAAAATAGTCCTTCAACTGTCAGTTGATTATCCAACATTTTCCCCAGTGTTTTTGCCTTAATTTGTCCACTGTCTGTTAGCTCTGTGTGATGCAGAAAATAAACAATACAATCATCTGGTGTTTGAGTAATTATAAAGCTGATTAAGTTTTTAAAATTAAGTGCCATATTGGTAAATTTGGTGTAGCCCGTCTCTTTAGCATGATCAAATGATTCAAAAGCCATAAGATACTGACTGTCGTCTATTACATATGTTTTCTTTTTAGGATTCTGTAACACCTTGTAAATAATGTTGTATGTAGCATTATTCACTATTGGAAGTTTTTTTCTAAATGGTAAGGGCTTTCCTGCTACATTGAAAATACTTACTTCTTTCTCATCAAAATTTCTCATCGATGTTGATTTTCCAGAACCACTTGCTCCTAAAACTAGTACTGGTATTCCCATAAATATTCCTCCTATTTAATCTGAATGTTTGAATTGTTGCTTAACAGAACTCCCTTAAATGTTTCTCCCTGCTTTAATGCTTTCTTAAGCTCAGCCTTGTTGATTGTAGGTTCAGAATATTTCAGGTAGTTTTCTGCCTTGTCATCAGACATGAATGCTTCTGGATCTAATATCTCAACTGATTCAGATTTTCTAAATGACAATGCACACTTGTCTGTAGTAAACTTTTCTCCCTGCAATACTGACGATAAATATCTTTTAATCGACTCAGCCTTATTCTTGGCAGCCTTTTCCCTTTCTGCAAATGCATTCTTTTCTGCCTTTAATGCTTCCGCATCTGCCATTAGATTCTTGTACCAACAGGCAAGATTTTCAATCTTTGTGTCTCTTTCAAGTGCAAGGTTGTTAAGAGCTTCTACGTCCAGAATCTCTCCTGTTTCTGTATCTATGCAATTTTCAATTTCTGCATTAATCTGATATAGGTTCATTTGTTTCTTCCTCCTGCTCCTCTAATTCTTTTGGTTCTTCAATTTTTAATACTACTTCTATTTCATCGTCTTTATCCTTTTTTCTGTAATGTTCAACAACCTCTGCCATAAATTTTGTTGCTTCATCAGCAATTGAAAAAGCAAATTCTGTTTCACTCCAGTTCTTTTTGATTATTACCTTGTATTTATTCATCCTTATTTTCCTCCAACATTTCATCCGTGCAGTGCATCAATAATGTAACCAGTATTACCATTCCCAGAGCCACAAGTAACTGCCCTGCTTTGCTGTCTACCTCAATCCAGCCATTGACTAACATCACTGCTCCTGTTATTACTCCTATTACCACGTTCTTGAATCCGTTAAGTACTCTGTACTTTTCAGCGATAATGTGGTAATCTTTAAGTGGTTTATTTTTGTAAGAGCTTGAACGTAGTGGTGTATATTCAGGCTCTTCTTTTTTTGTTTCTTTTACTTCTCTTACTTCAAGTCTTTTGTTTGTTTCCATTGTTTCTTTTTATCCTCCTGTTATTTACTAATTATTTTGATTATGTCCACCAATTCAATCACCCCTTTCTCTTTTGTGTAGATTATAATTATGGAATGTATTCCCTAATCTCTTTAAAATTTCTTCTGCTTTTTCGTTAGACACTATGCAATCATCATGAATGATTATTTGTGTTCTTCCGATATTAAATTCCTCTACTACCATCCCCTAACCTCCTTCTGTTCTTTTTAATACGATATGTTTATTTGAATTTGTCCTATTCCTACTTACATTTTGATGAAGTAATCCATTACAATTATTAATCACGTTCCAGCACAGCCCATATTTTATTTCTTTTTATCTTCCATTGTGGTTTCTCCTAAAACTGAAAATCTCTTGTATAAAATGTGTGATACCAAATTCTTAATGCCCGCTCGTTCTTGTACCATCTAATAAAAGGTTGGTAGTCTGCGTGTCCTCTTTTTTTTCTCTTAATGCTCCAGCCGTTACTGTGCTTTTTGAATTTTAATGTCATTGTATATCCTCCTATAATTTCCACAGCGCCTGCACAATCAAGGCATTGACTGTTAAGCCTTTCTTCTTTGCCAGCTCCTTTAACCTCTTGTGTAACTCCACTGGTATTCTTATTGTTGTCTGTATCATTCTGTACTCCTTTCGTTTTGGTATCATAATGATACGACTTTTACCGAGGTTTTCCTTGTGCTGTAGGCACGAGGTTTGTCAACAGTTTTATAAGATAAATTAACGAATCTGTTTGATAATATCTCTAATCATTGATGTTCCTGAATCCATATGAACATTTGCAGTTTTCACTGCTCCGTACCAGAAAGTCGCCACAACTGTTTCGTTGTCTTTGTTGTATTTCAAACTTTCCAATTCCTGAAAATCTCTTGTTTCCTGTAATACTGGTACTAATAAATCGCATATTTTCTGTTTATCTTCCATTTGTTTCTCCTCTTTTCTTTTTATTTTCTACTTTTTGTAGAATAGGAAGGTAAAAAAATATAGTCCTGTGGCATATTATATATTTTTGACATCATCTCCATTTCTGGAATACCTGGAATATTTTTTCCTTTCTCCCAATTAATTATTGTCTGTTTGCTAATTCCCATTTTTTTTGCAACTTCTTCCTGTGTAAATCCTGCATTAACTCTAGCTGCTGCCAAAGTAATTTGCAACTTCTTTTCCAACAACCTATTTTCTCCTTTCCTTTTTATGCGAGAACACCTATATAAGGGGAGTTATGATAGATGCTCCCGCTCTGTCCATTCCCCGTTTAGCCGTTAGGTAAGCTTGCCTCTGTACTTCAAATAAAATACGTATAACAATTTAGCTAAGCCAATACATATGAAGTACATTCCTAAAAATTTAATCATATTTACTTTTCCTTTTAGATATGATAACATTGGGTTAAGCAAGGGCTTTCGCCCCTGCCGGCTGACTAGAACAGCCTTTGAAGAATTATTAGGATAATTCCTACTATCAGGTCTATCAGAGCGTTTGCAATTCTATCTCTGATAGACTTTTTTGTTTCCTCTTCAATATTATCAAATATCTTCAAGGTTTTTCCTCCTTTCAAATGTTGCTTAACTACTTGGTACTCTTATATATTACTCTACTTTTTGTAGAATGTCAATACTTTTTGTAAACTTTTTCTACTTTTTGTATTGCTTTTCTTATTTAAATGATATATTATTATTTCATAAGGAGGTGTTAGCAAATGAGTGAAGATATTTATAAGGAAATTTTTTCAAAAAATTTAAAACACTATATGGCTATAAATGGAAAAACACAAACTGATTTAATAAATGATTTGGATTTGAATAAATCTGCAGTCTCCACTTGGTGTAACGGGACTAGACTTCCAAGAATGGATAAAGTTGATGCTCTTGCCAAATACTTTGGAATTAATCGTTCTGATTTAATAGAAGATAAATCCTCTTTCCCAGAAGTCAACACTCTTGCAGCACACTTTGAGGGTGAGGAATTTTCAGAAGCAGAAATGGAAGAAATTAAAAACTTCGTTGAATTTGTAAAGAATAAAAGAAAGTAGTCCTTTTTATGGGACACCTAAAAAATTATACTCTAGTGGGGAGGTGATTTCTTGAATAAGTTAGAACAATTAGAATCAGAAGCCTACGAGGATGGTATAGAGATTATTGATTACACTTTTGAAAACTCTAACATTAAAGGATTGTACTGTGACGGTGTTGTTGGTATAAGTGATAGTTTGGAAAACTCTACACAGAAACGTTGTGTTTTGGCAGAAGAAATGGGACATCATCATACTTCTAATGGAAATATATTAACTATGAGTTCTGCATCCAACCGCCAACAGGAGCATAGAGCAAGGATTTGGGGATACAACAAGCTGATTGGACTTAGAGGATTAATTGATGCCTTTGAACACCACTGCCAAAATATGTACGATATTGCAGATTATCTAAATATTACAACTGATTATTTAAAAGAAGCTATTCGCACTTATCAAAACAAATATGGCAATTATGTTGAGTTAGACAATTACATTATACAGTTCAACTACCCTAGTATTGGCATAATAAAAAATATTTAAAGCGAAACCACATTGGTTATTTAGAGTTAATAGCTCATTAAAATGAATTTAATTAAAAATTATTTAATAAAAGGAGGTTTTATTTATGATTAACTTTTCAGAAAATGCTGTATTCAATTTAAAGCCAATTGATGAAAAAGCTGTACAGCAAGATGTAACTAAATTATTTGTTGATGGTGAAATAATTATTGGTGCCTACAAAACAATACGTGATCAAGTTGTTTTTACCAATAAGCGTATTATTACCATAGATGTTCAAGGCATAACTGGAAAAAGAAAGGATTTCTCCACACTTCCCTACTCTAAATTACAGTATTTTAGTGTGCAAACACCGGGATTTGCAGAGTTTATTCCTGATTGCGAAATGGAATTATTTTTTACCAATGGATTTAAGGCTCGTTTTGAATTTAAAGGCAATTGCAATATTATAGAACTTGGAAGAATATTGTCTCAATATGTTCTTGCGTAAAATTAACAACTGCACTTTGAAAATATACCAAACAGTAATGTGAGGTCTTTTTCGTTATCTAATAAATAATTCAAACTACATAAAAAAGAGCCAGCCGCTAACGACCAGCTCCACAAGTGATATAAATACCACCCTAGACAAGTTGTATTGTATCATTTCTGGAGCATCCGGTCAAATGCTGGGTGTTATTTTTGTACCTATTTTTTAATAAAATCAAATATAAAGGAGTGATATACTATGGCTTATTGTATTTATTTAAGAAAATCCAGAGCTGATAGAGAGTTAGAACTGCAAGGTTTTGGAGAAACATTAAAACGTCATAGAGATACATTAATTGAATTAGCAAAAAAGAAAAATTTGCCAATTGGTGAAATCTATGAAGAGGTTGTTTCCGGTGACAGCATTGCTGCAAGACCTCAAATGCAGAGATTACTCAATGATGTATCTGATGGGAAATGGGAGGGTGTTCTTGTTATGGAAATCGAGCGTCTTGCCCGTGGTGATACTTCTGATCAGGGAATAGTTACCAAGACGTTTACTTATTCCAATACCTTAATCATTACCCCGATGAAAACATTTAATCCCACAGATGAATTTGATCAGGAATATTTCGAATTTGGCTTGTATATGTCAAGAAGAGAATATAAGACTATTAAAAGAAGATTGCATGCTGGAATGGAAGCAAGTTGCAAGGAAGGTAATTACATACATCATACACCACCATTTGGATATTCCATTGTAAAGAACAAAAAATCCAAAGGTTATAGGCTGGAACCTAAGCCGGGAGAAGCAGAAATTGTAAAGTTGATTTTTCAATGGTATACAAAGGGAATTCTAAAAGAAGATGGCAGTTATGAACTTTTAGGGACAGCTCGTATTGCAGACAAGTTAAATTCTGAATATTCAATTAAACCCTTAGGTGGTGTTTGGACCATTCCAACAATATCTACCATGCTTAGAAACGAACATTATTTAGGATATATTGTTTTTGGGAAAAAGAAGCGAAAAAAGGTTGTTGAAAACGGAATTATCGTCGATAAATGGACACGTAACGAATCCTATGGACTATACAAAGGAAAGCATCCTGCTCTTGTCTCTCAGGACACATTTAATTTGGCCCAGGAAAGATTATCCAGAAATCCAAGAAGACCTTCAAAAACGATAACCAATCCACTTGCCGGTGTAATAAAATGTGGTATGTGTGGAAGAAGTATGTATAGAAGACCTTACCAAAAAAGAGGTCAGTCCGCTTCACTAATATGCTCTGAAAAAACATGTCATAATGTGTCTTCTGCTTTTTACCTTGTTGAAGATGCTTTGTTAACTGCCATTAAGGAATGGATTGATGGATACGAAATAAAGGAAGAAGCAAACAAGTATGACACTTCTGTTTTGGAATCCAAGACAAAACTCTTGGAAGAACAGCAAAAGCAATTAATAACATACAAAAACCAGTTAACAAAAGTATTTGAAGCTTATGAAAACGGAATATATGATAGTGATACTTTTCTGAACCGACAAAAAACTGTTTCTGAAAGCATTTCTTCTACAGAGGAAGCAATTGTTAGGCTTAATAAAGAAATAGCAAATGAGAGAGAAATAATTAGCCATCAGGAAGAGATTATACCAAAGGCTAAAAAGATTTTGGAAATCTACAAAACTTCTGATGATGTTCAATTGAAAAATGACTTAATGAAGTCTATTCTGGATAAGGTTGTGTATACCAAAACTGCCAACGGACACTTCAAAGACCAAAGACAAGATGATTTTAAGCTAGAGCTATTCCCGAAACTGCCCAAGAACAAAGGGAATTCTAGCGAATGATATAGTCGAACCACCAACGAACTTGGGCATCTCGAAATGGTCGGCTCCATTGTTTCCCAGCTTGTAAAAGACCTTCCTTGTGATGATATTGACCTTGCAGGCTTTGAGAAATACTATGTCGACCACACTTTGGGCGTATGGCCACAGTCTGCCGGAGGTGTTCCTTTCTCAGCTACTACCTTCCAATCTTGTGGTGATCCTATTGCAGACCTTATAGAAGATATGGCTGCGGAACAAAAAGCCAGAAAAACATACGATAATATTCTAGCTCTTGTAAAAGAAAGTGATGTTCGAGAACCTATTAAATTCTTAAGAGCAAGAGAAATTGTTCATTTTCAACGTTTTGGCGAAGCACTACGAATGGTAACTGAAGACATGGACAAAAAGAACTTCTATGCTTTCAATCCAAGCAGTTGTATAAAATAG